AAATTAACCATTTATTATTTAGCGTGAAAGAAAATATAAAAACAAATGCGTTTGTTTTTATATAAGACCGTCGAAAAATGAACGAGGCAAATAATGTGTTAACTATTAAAACTGTGCAGATTCAGCCTATTCGAAATATGATAACCGCAATTAAAGACATTTTAACCGACGCGACGATTACATACACGGATAGTGGAGTAAAAATTATCAATTTCGATAAGACGCATACTATTTTAGTGAACGTGATTTTACATGCACATAAATTCGAGTTATATGACTGCAAGCCCGATAAGATCATTGTATGTGCGAATACAATGCATCTGTTTAAGGTGATTTCGACCATGTCGAATGACGATACCTTGTCCATGTATATCGACAAAGACGATTATCACGACGGAATTGTATCACATTTGGGATTACAATACGATAATGGAGATATTAAGCAATGCTACAGTCAAAAGTTGAGATTGATCGAGCCAGATACCGAAGAGTTGGTTGTGCCTGATGTAGAATATTCAACAGTAATTAATTTACCGACGGCTGATTTCCAGAAGATTATTCGAGACATGAATGGTATTTCTGACCGCATTGAGATTAAATCTGTAGGTAACGACCTTATTTTTTCATGCGAGGGCAATTTTGCGAGTTCGCGAATTTTCCGGTCAGAATCGGACGGGTATATGGAGTTTATCAATAAACCCGACGCTTCCGTTATTATTCAAGGCGAGTTTTCGCTAAAGAGTCTGTCGCATTTTATCAAATGCACCCCATTATGCAGCCATTTGGAGATGTATCTTGGAAACGATTTACCGCTGATCGTGAAATACGATGTCGCCTCTCTGGGTGAAATTAAATTATGTTTGGCGCCATTGCCTCCGAGCTAAACTTCGAGTAGCGCCTTCGGCTCGCTCCAAAAACCTATTACGGCAAATATTGTGATAGTAGGGTATCTATGATTCGTGCGAATGGTACATATTCAAACGGGCGCCGTGGAAAAATTCGATCATTTATCCAATAGGTCAGATTATTCCAGCCGTAAGTAGTTTTCAAAAATTCAGAGGAATATTCATAATTATCATTACCGAGTCTATGATCAATCTCTAGACAGCCGGTCAAACAAACGTCTATATACGATTGTAAAATTGGCGAATTGGTGCTGGGCGGTTCGATATAATCGGAATCGATCGAATAATAGTAAACTGTAGAATTCTCAGGTATATTGAAAAACCTATTTTTTCTCACAGTTGCCGCTCCAATTCCGCCCAAACATTCAATGTTATCGATCGGTATTTGTTTTCGAATATATCCAGTTTCGCGCTCATCCAACTTTATCAAACATTCCGATGTAATTTCTATAAGGACACCATTTGTAGTGCATCCCCCATGTTCGTAACATGCGAGTGTGGTCCATGGTTCAGAAAAGGTATTATTTGAATTCATGCACAAATACCAACCACGTTTTAAATTTTTAACGCGAACTATAAACGTCGGTTCGCTTAGAGAGGTTTTATGTGATAATGTATTATTTACAGAATGTATATTTTGCAAAGATCCATAGCCAAATATATATTGTTTATTCGCAGTCATTTGTTATTTATATACTGCAGTTAGGAAATGTAAAATACAAATATATCTACTCGTATAATTATTACCCATGATAATAATTATATAAACTCCTTCGATATGCGTCACTCACCTCTGCTGTCGCTCCGGCTCGCTTTAAAACACACTCTTTACCATTTTCAAAAACAGATCCTTTTGTTTTTTATAGTCAAGGATCGGTGCCGGATATTTCACATCGGAATATTGGCCGGATGTGTTATACCATTTATGAATATTCTTTGGAGGAACATCCTTTAATTCAGGCACCCATTTTTTTATATAAATCGCATCCGCGTCGTGTTTTTTTGATTGCTCCCACGGACTCATCACACGAAACCACGGCATTGAATATGCCCCTCCGCCGACAATCGACGCCCAGTTTCCGAGATTGGACGCGACATCATAATCGACCAATTTTTGCGCGAAATATCGCTCCCCGTCCTTCCAATCAATATGCATTATCTTCGTCAAAAAGGTAGCCACCAACATTCTCGCGCGATTATGCATATATCCGGTTTCATTTAGTTCACGCATACCGGCATCGACTAACGGGAATCCGGTCATACCATTTTTCCACGACTCAAGCCACTTATTATTTTTTACCCATCGTATATTTCCGAAGTCTTCATTGTATATATTTGATAATGTGTTCGGATAGGCGAACAATAAATGTGCGAAGAAATCTCGCCAAATAAGTTGACGTATAAAACTACTATGTAACGCATATCGCAATTTGAACGCATGGAAGGCTTCTCGGATAGAAACGCAACCATACTTAAGATAAGCCGATAATCTCGATGTTTCTTGAGACATTTCATCGCGTGTATCGTCATAATCCTTCAAACGCGACACCGAATTTCGCAATCGAGTTGTTCCTTCAGTTCGTCCGCCGTGAACTGCTATTTTCGCATTTGGTTCACCTACAAATTTTGCCCACCCGTCGCGCAGTGCGAATGGATGCAGTTTTTTACCAGTATATTTTGCTAAATTTTGAACAGACGCATGTGACGGATGTTCAACATCATGTAACAAAACCTCATCGTAAAACGGTGTGAATTTTTGATATACACTTCCCTGTTTACTCACGACCGTTCCAGGAATATATAGATAATAATCATCATCTTGGATTTTACATTCAATCCCCTTTTTCACGCACATTTTCTCAATCGCTTCGTCGCGCGCACGAGCATATGGTGTGTAATCTCGGTTGAAATATAAACAATTGATATGTAATGCGTCAATCATTTCTTCGAGTGTATTTACGGTAGATCCATACATTATCAACAGTTCACCGTGAGAGTCCCTTATTTCGCTCGATAGACTTTCCAAACTTTCTAACATAAATTGCACGGAGTTAGTCGATTTATGCGAATTTTTGGAAGTAACCTGCTCTGGTGTAAATATAAAACAGGTATACAATTTTGCTACATCTCGACTTGCTTGGTTTAATCCGCGATTGTCTACAATCCGTAAATCGCGATGGAATAGAAACAGCCCCTTTCGGAGCGATCCATTCGGCGAAGGAGTTTGAGATTTTTCCATCGGATAATTATAGTATAATACAGTAAATCTTTATTTATTTTTTATAATCAACTTAAATAGTAATATACATGATAATTATAAATGGAGAGTGAACCAACGCATTCTACTTCGGATGAAAATATATGCGAGGGGGTGCAAAATGAGGAACTAGCAGAAGAAGGATGTGATAAAAGCGAAAATAAGTGTTCCGAGACTCAAACAGAATCACATCCGGTCCAATTCGAAAGCGAATATTTTGAATCTTACGTAGAATACGGATCGCGGCAACTATATTTTTTGTTGTCCGATTCGTTCCACTGGATTTACGACACAACGAATAATATATTGGCGAGTGAACAGTGTAAAACACTCGGCCTAAATTTGTTATGGACCGCGAGTAAACTGTGTGTATATACGGAGAGGTTGGGTGCTCATTTGTATAATTCCAATAATTACATTCGCGACGCGGTCGACCTATTTTCGCGCGTTAAATGTGCGATTAATAACCTCACTCTAAATGTGCGAACGGAGACGACGCGCAAAAATTGGGTTCATGTATGTCGCGTGGCCCAAAAGTCGGATAAGAATTTCGCTTATTTTGAATTGTATGATATATTCAATGATGATATAACCGCGAGCACTTGTGAATCCTCTCTGTTGAACACATACGATTCTATATTAAATGCGTCGAACGAATATGTAGACACGTGTATTATAATGAAACATAGTAATCGATATTTCGTATCATTATGCAGTCATTATATTGGTAAACCGGTTGTGCCTAGTCCCTTAGATATGATAATGAATGCCCCGATTTCAATCAGTTATAATCATCCGGCTATATCAGAATCGATCGAATTAACTATTCCTATTGAAATGTATTGTGTGGGAAATCATCTATTTTCTGCAGCATTTGTTCGCCGTTGTTTAGAATATCAACAAATACCGTTCGTATTTGACGACAGGTATACGCTGACTATTATTGATACCAATGTTACGATTCATACGGTTTCTTCGACCGAGTATATAACGGTTACAGCTGACGGAATTGAAAAAATGGCTATGAAACGGGTCGTGATAAATGAAAAAAAATGGTATGTGAGTGATTCTGATGGTGCGAATGACGATGATGCCGATAATAATGACGATGCGGATGACGAGGCCGATGAAGATGATACTGACGAGGATCGTCGCGATGAAGCCGATAATGATGACTATACCGAGGAACTTGATCAAAATATGAAGGCTGCCGTAATTATAGAAGAATCGGTTGATGCGAATCAAACCGAAACACTCATAACGAAATCAGTATGTGATAACACGCCGAGTTTAGAAACAAAAGAAACCGACGAGGGATACGAGGCCGTGTTTAATTAAAATATTCAGGTGAAGAAGTATACTATAATATATATTTAAAGATATTGTATACATATATAGTACGGGTGATGTCGTTGGATACGCTTGGTAATCCATCTTCACAGCCACAACAAGTTTTGCATGGTAAATGGGATCTATATTACCATTTACCACACGATAAAAACTGGGATGTTTCGAGTTACAAACCAATTTCTAAGAATATCGCGACAGTTGATCAATTGATTGCGATTAACGAAGCCATACCTGAAAAAATTGTAAAACACTGTATGTTGTTTGTAATGAGAAGCGGAATTACACCCATGTGGGAGGACGTTCAAAACCGTAATGGCGGTTGTTTTTCCTTCAAAGTAATTAACAAACAAGTCCCGGATGTGTGGAAAACCCTATTTTATGCACTGTGTGGTGAATCATTATGTAATGATAAGGCCCATAGTCCCACGTTAAATGGTATTACAATTTCACCAAAAAAGAATTTTTGTATTATTAAAATCTGGTTAAAAGATTACTCAATGCAGGATCCCAGCGTATTAATCCCGATTACCAACCTATCAAAACAGGGATGTTTATTTAAAAAACACGCCCCCGAGTTCTAAGGCGCTAGTCGAAGTTTTTGTCCAAAACTCCTCGTATAAAATGTGTATTTTGAAATATGTAATAATTTATATATAAATTATTATGTATAACCGGACGTTCATCCCATTTTGTTTTATACACCCAGCGCAGGTATGTATGTCTTATTATCAACATTTCTGGTTTTCGATGTATTTAGCACGACGATTTGCGATAGGTAGTGTAAAAGCGGTAATTCATGCATTTCTACCCGATTATTTCATTACGTCTTCGAGTGACTTAATTGAAGATATACGACAGGATATGAGTAAAATCGGATGTAAACCGGACGAAACACCAGGAACAGTTATAGTCATCGAACGAACCGGCGTTTGAAGGAGTTGATCCATCGGCGATAGCAAAAGACGTCATCTTTGACCATAGAAAATAATTTTAATATAATATATATTAATCAATATTTATATATTATAAACGTATACTCGTGCACCGGTTAGATATCTAATGAAATCATATTTTTATCGGACCGTTGCTTTCTTCGATTTGTTCGCTTAGGCAGCGACGAATTTTGACCATCTCTTAATGAAGAGACGCTAACCATCGACTCATTTTCATCGTTTCTACCTGCATTTTCGCTGAGATTAACCTCACGTGTTTTTAACCCAGATAATAGATTGTCCAAATCGATTGATTGTGGACCCTTCATCTCAGGCCTGGCGGAACGAGACTGTTCTGGCTGCATTGATGGTTTCGAGTTCGCATTCGAAACATTTTCGTATTGATTGCTTACATCAACTCCCTCCTCTCGGAACATAGTCCCCCTACCCATCGCGATGTCGGGGCGATTGCTGGGTGCGGTTGTATATTGCATACCGGGTCTAGTCGGCGGAGCTTGTTCCTTTGTTTTAATAGGAGCGGGCGGGACACCATAAGATGTGTTCACTTTTTCATCGGGGTGCAATACACTATTTACAAAATCAAATCCGGGGCTGCTTTTGCTCATCGTTTGTGCAGTTGCAGTGGAAAACATTTTCATTAATTCGGGACTTTGTTTAATCACATCATTAAACCCAGGCGTAGCAGTAGACAGCGCCTTGTTGGTAATATTCAATACGGCACCGCTGAATCCGAGTCGAAGTAAGAGAGATACTTCCGGCGACATTTTTCCGCCCTTATATTTATCGTGTAATTCGGCGAATATTTCCTCGTAACTGTCTATATCTTCGTTAATTTGCTCGCCCCATCCGTCCAAATTTAATCCAAAAGGGTCAAACACTGCATTACCATATTCGATCGAGTTTACTAGAGTAGTCAACCACCAACCCTGCAATTTAACACTATCCTTCTTACGCTTATCTTCCATGGCGGTTTCATATTCATCTTCAACCTCATCGTAGTCGGATTCTAGATTAAAATGCGAATTGTGTTTGATTAATCCCTTATCATACCACTCGTCTAACTTCTTGATCATCGCGCGCTTTTTGCGACGTTTTTCGCGTTCAGACATGTGCGCGCTACCAGATGCCTCGGGAACGTCATTCATTTTACCATAACCATCCCATGTTTTAGTTGTTCCAATGCTTTCCACCGTCGCAGCCCCTAATTTTGAATCGGTATGAAGGGGGGCATTTGAAGTAGAGGCAGGAGAATTGCTACCAAAATTAAACATGCTCGAAAACCCACTAACACTTTTAGTAGAAGGTTGATCGGCAGGTTGACCACCCGATTTACTTAGTTCGTTCAATTCATTTTCCAAATTGTCTAAATCTCCCATGTCCACGCGCGAGGATGCGCTGCTTGACCTTTGTTTATCATTCATTAACAATTCAATACCTGGTCCAAAATTAACAGAATGTGATGTTTTGGGGTATTCATTATCGTGCAACTGGAAAGATACCGGCTCAAGGTCGCTTAATCCAATATCAATGACTTCCATAGAATCGACTTATGATAAAGTTATACTATTTATTTTTAAGTTCTCCGCATAAGTAATTAGTTTTGTATGTTTTAAATACCAAATACCTTGTAGAAATGCATCGGCCAAATCATCCTTTTTCGGTGTGTTTAAAACGTCTGCCCAATTTCCTAAAGTCGGGTTAATTTCTAAAAATTTGTTACAAATATCAACACTCGTTTTTTTGTGTTCTTTGTATATGTCGCGCGCAGTTAACTCTGTAGAAATACGAAGAACGGTCGAAGATATTTGGTTCGAAATAGTTACACTATCATCTATATCGAGTGTCTCCGGTGGTTTAATAACAAAATGTTTTAGTTTATTCGCAGATGATACGAACTCGATATAGGGTGTGTTTGGCTGCATAATATAATATTGCGCCAACATACCTTGGACGGTTTTCATTCGAGATGCAATTGGAGATATCTGATTTTCCATAATAACGTGGGTTATATCGTCCACATCAAGTAGGTCGTCCAAACACTGTTTCATATTTCGCCCCACTGTTATTAAATCGGTGTCTCCTGCAGTTTTCGCACGCTTGGTCAAGACGGGATTAATCCCGCGCGCATCAAATTGTTCCAAGACAATTTCTAAACAACCCTTCTTTGTTTTTGGCGCCCCTCCTTCTGTAAAAAAATTCATCTTATTGCCTATATCAACCAATTCATCTCGACCCATTTTTTTAATACTAGCACTAGAATTCAGTTTATTGCGAATAATCCAAGAGTTGTCCTTGGCGGCGGCATTCGCATGCGTTTCACAAAAATATTGATCATTTTTCGTATATTTTGCCTTGCGGTCACATTTGCGGATTGCCTGTTTTTTAGATGTCTGTTTTAAATTACATGTGCACGCCTGTGCGACTACTACATCATCCATCAAATTTAATATACCCCAATCTTGTATACGAAGTGAATCAAATTCGGCTTCGAAAATACAATACGCCATATTTTTTATACCTACGTCAAAACTGATTAATTTCATGAGTATATAATTTGATACGCCCCTATATTTATATTGATATTTATCAAAATGAGTTCGCTACATTTCCCTCCAATGCGGCGGTAGCAAGTCGGTCGGCGTGATGATTTCCGATTGAATGTATGTCGGATAGACCGGTATGTGCCTTCACATGAATAAATCGTATGTTCGGCTCGCATGAATATAATGTGTATATTTGTCGAACCAGTTCCTTATTTGGAATATCGTCCACCCAACCATTTTTCGCACATCGTTCGCCGTAGCTAGATGCGCATTTTATCGAATATTTCGAATCGGTTACAATCGCAATTCGTTTACCGCCGCGAATATCCGATTCTATAAATGGAAATATACTAATGATCGCAGTTAATTCTGCTACATTATTTGTCTGTTTTCCGGGCAACCGCTTTGAAACATTGCGAACATCATCTTCCCCGAAGTAAACGCCGATTCCGGCAGATGCACCGCGCATACCATTTTTACTACACGCACCGTCGGTATATACATAATAATCTGTATGCGACTCATTCGATTGGATGGAAACCTCGGTTAAACCTACATTTTTATTCAAACTTTTTGATGCTATAAAGGCCTCTGCGTCGATCTTTGTATCAAACTTTTTAAAGACCGCACCACTAAAACCTTGGACAGAATGTTTACAATTTGTCCAATTCGTAAATACCCCAACAGAACGTCCATTTGCTACTGCATAAAACATAATATATGATCACTTATAATCACATGGTCTAAACAATCAATTTTGCGAATATTTTTCTAATCACTTGAATACGAGCGTCTAAATAATCAGATGTGAGAAATAAAAATGCGGTCAGTGCAGTCGCAGATTGTATCTCTTTCAATTTAATATGTTTTAACCCACTTATACCATCAAACGGCGACGGAATTGATCGAATAGCAAGCCTTCCGAAATAGGAGACAACCGCCAAAATACATACTGCGACTATAACCTTGGCTATTTCCTCCCCCATAAGTGAAAATGTATAATTGTTTGGGGCGTTTTCATCTAATGGAATATCTACCTTTTTTAGAAGCCGATCTACGGGAATATTAAGTAGAATCGCGACCAAGAACTGTATAGCAACTACATACATAATATCGATCGATTTTATAAAGAGAAATGAAACCATTATAAAATATACAATTATTTTTTAGCCATATAGGAATATAATTGTGCCTGCGTCAACGTTTGAGGCTCGTATTTTTGCGACAATTCGTCGCGGGACAAATACAATTTCTTCAAATCACTTGGCTCGGACATCACGACCCCGGGTTCGCGGTATGCGCGACCGGTGTTTGGAATTGGATTACCGGATCCACGTTCAGATGGACGAAATCGTTCAAAATATCCACAGTCATTGCAAGCCTCTCTAAAGTTTGATTCCGCGATTTCCTGCGAATGATCGATCAAATATTGGCGATATTCCCAATTCGATTTCACTCCACTTTGCTTGATAAGATTGTCGTTTAAAATCGCCTCGGGTTGATAAGACGCAATCAATGACCGACTATCCCCCATATTTGAGGGAAAATCGGGGTATACATTGTTTGTAGCATATCCAAGACGTGATACTTGTCTTGGTGCTTGTTCACATGTATATGCCGATGATATTGGTTCTGGCTGAGGGTAAGAAAACATTATATATTATTCTACATATATTGTTTTCAAAGTCCTACGATAATGCTTCGAATGAGTTTCTATCCTTTCATGGAGGGTTATCAATTTACCTCTGTGGATGCATTTGATGAAATCGAATGAGTTTCAATGATTTCAATTAATTGTGCCTTTTTCATCTTGGTCGCATCAACTACCCAACCCTTTTCGACCACGAATGCCTTTAAAGCGCCTAAATTCATCTTCGTGTAATTCGGCAAAGATGGTGCACTGGATTGAATTTGTAATGCGATTTCGGATGCATCGATATGTATATCATCGGACGACACAATATTTAGCTTACCTACATTGTTTGATACAATCGTTTCTACATTTACATTTGAGTCGTCTTCATCCGACACAAGAATTCTTTCATGTTCAGAATCGCTATCACAATCACTATCATAATCGCTATTTGATTCACTGTTACTGTCTTCTTCCTCCTCTTCCTCTTCCTCTTCCTCTACAGTATTTAATTCCTCTGCGGCGGCGGCGCGGGCAGCGCGAATATTGTCTGAAAGGAGACTTGCGTCGTGAGGAGATATCGCGTTATGGGGATATGGTGTAGATGGACGTACATACGACAAAACCGCCCCCTTTACATTAGACAACTCTTGCGCTAGATTGTTGATAATTTCAAACATAGTATCTTGTTTGCTTTCTGCAATACTCAATCTCTGTTTAAAATGGTATACCAACAAGAGAATCAATACAAACGTTATGCCTAAACTAATAAAGAACGACGTTTCAATAAAACTAAATGCGGACATTTTTTTATAATAATTGAATATTTAAACTGAAGAAAATAAACGAACGGTTCGTATAATATTGTGTATTTATAGTATATAACGCAAATGGAGACACCTCGGCAGAATAATGAATTTAATAATATAGAACCTTTATCTGAAACGATGAATCAAGGAGAACCCGACAATACCCCGTCTAGCATGGTTTCTAAAAATTTGATTATTATCATTTTGGCTTCTCTCCTGGTTTTATCATTTTTAGGAGTAAATATTTTTCAAGGTATGATTATCGCGATACAAAATCTTGTAGCACGAATATTGTCCATATTTGGGTTTTATACTGGCCTGTTGATTAATTCTACAGCGGATGTTGTCGGCGACACCGCGAAGGGCGGGGTAGATATAGCAGAGGGAACTCTGCACTCAATCGGCAATTTGTTACAAAACGAGGATAACATGAACGGTCCCCCCCCTGCTCAAATGCAGTGGAATACAACCCTGTTTAATTTGAATCCTACGGAAAAAAGCGATAGTGGATCCCAACAAGTAAAACCCGAAGTTACTATTCCCAAAAATATAGATGTTGATTTAAACAAGGGAACGCCGAAGGTTACTAAGTATGAGCCGTCCGAATCAACCGCAAATAATTTAACATGGTGTCCGGTTGGATATTCGAATGGAACCGGTAAATGTATCCAAACAAGCACGAATGAAAAGTGTATGTATGGTAAGGTATTCAAAACAAAGGGGGAATGTGAAAAAGACATAGATCAGGTTCCATTTGTTGGATATGCATCCCAGGGACGGGAAATTAATTGGGGGCGTCCACCTCCACCACCACCGCCAGCCGCATTAACTCCGCCATATCAACCCCAAATGTTTAACGAATTGCCGGGACAATCTTGCGGTAAACCGTCACAATTTTCTAATTTTGGCCGGATGGGACAGCCGATCATGTATAAACCACCTGCGATGACGGGTCCGATCCAACAACAGCCTAATTTCTATAATCCCATGTCCGCGAATATGAACACACCGCCTCAGATGCCGAGTGCTAATATGAACACGCCGCCCCAGATGCCGAGTGCTAATATGAACACACCGCCCCAGATGCCGAGCGCGAATTCTAACCCACCACCCCAGATGCCGAGCGCGAATTCTAACCCATCACCCCAGATGCCGAGCGCGAATTCTAACCCACCACCCCAGATGCCGAGCGCGAATTCTAACCCACCATATACACCGCCTGCATTGCCTCCGGTTCTACCGCCAACTAATATAAATAACCCAATTAGC